GGAAATAGCGATCAAAGCCTGACACCATAAGCAACTGCTTGAATTGCTGGGGCGCCTGAGGCAGTGCATAAAATTGTCCCGGATGCAAACGAGAAGGAACAAGGAAGTCGCGAGCACCTTCCGGCGACGATGCCGTCAGAATAGGCGTCTGAAATTCATTGAAGCCCTTCCGAAGCATTTCTTCACGCAAATGCGCTATCACATTAGAGCGTAATAGAATGTTCTTGTGAAGGGTTTCACGCCGAAGATCGAGATAACGATGCTTTAGACGAAGCTCTTCTGGGTAATCAGGCTCACCAAATACAGGAACTGGTAAGTCAGATGCTGCGGACAAAACTTCAACGAGGTTGACTCTAACTTCAATATCACCTGTATTGAGATTTGGATTCTTTGTGCCCTCTAAACGAGCAACAACTTCACCCGTAATCTTTATCACACTCTCTTGACGCACAGATTCAGCGACTTTGAATGCCGGAGAATCTGGATGGAAAACCAACTGGGTTAAGCCATAATTGTCCCGAAGGTCAATAAACATCAAACCGCCGTGATCACGACGGCGATGTAACCATCCTGAAAGGGCAAATGTGCTACCAATATGGTCAATACACAATTCATCACAAGTATGAGTGCGATACTTAGAATTTGTCATTAGAATTATTCCTTGGGAAGTAGTGCAAACCGACGATAGATAGAAGTCTTAAAAACACGATGAATCCATCCCACTAAAGGACGGTTCATAATACTTCTTACAAAATCGTTCTCTTGATCAACTATAAACTGGTGAAATTTCTTATAATCAGATTCCGAAGATGGTTCTTGCCAAACCCATTGCCCCGAACATGTAATTTCAGCCAGTTCAGCCGAAGTTAAAACTTCACCAACGGTTTCTATAGACATTATAATTCTCCGCATGCGGCGCGAATGCGGCGCATGCTTTCTTCGTGACCGATAGCAGCCAAGCATGTTCCCAGATCAGGAGCGGTCGCCAACCCAGTTAATGCAGCTCGCAAAATTGGACCGATTTCCTTCATCTTTATACCAGTGTGGTCCGCTCCCGCATGAATAAGATTATTCAAGTTAGAAACAGTCCATCCAGCGCCCAGCAGAAGGCTGTACAGCCACTTTAACCGAACAACTGCGTTGGGATCGCTAAGGACTTTCGCAGCCTTCTCATCGCCTTCCACACGCTCTAAAATAGGCATACAAAGGTCTGCAAGCCCAGCAATGGTTTTAGCGCCGTCTTTCAAAAAACCAACAACATCCGTCAGCCTATCGCAATTCGCTTTATTGAGCCAAATTCCCTTCCTATGAAGGTAAGCATTAGTCAAAAGAGCTAAACGATTGTTATCAGCCAATCCGATGTAATGATGATTGAAGGAGTCAAGTTTCTTCGTATCCCACCGCGCAGGCGATGAAAGAACATCCTTCACATCAAACCATTCAATGGCTTCTGCATCCGAAAATATTTCGGAATCGCCGTGACCCCACCCGAGCTTGGCGAGATAGTTCCGCATCGTCTCTGGTAGATAACCCGCATTGGCGAAATCCATGACCGATGAGGCGCCATCACGCTTTGACAATGGCTTACCATTATCTCCAAGGATCATAGGAAGATGCCCGAATTCAGGAACGTCCCATCCCATTGCCTTATAGATAAGGATTTGGCGCGGCGTATTATTTACGTGGTCGTCTCCTCGAATCACGTGGCTGATTGACGAGTCGTGATCGTCTACCACGACTGCCAAATTGTAGGTAGGAGAGCCGTCCGAGCGCAACAGAACCAAATCGTCAAGATTCTCATTGGCGAAAGTTATTTCGCCTTTAACAAGATCATGAAACACGGTTGACCCCGTGAGCGGACCCTTGAATCGAACTACGAAGGGGCGAGCATCAGCAGCATCAGCATCGGGCGTCGGCGCATCACGATAAGGGGAACGAAATGCTTTGCCACGATTAGCAGCCTTCCAAGCCGTTGCATCTGCGGCTGGCATGAAGTCAATATATGCTGCACCCTTGTCAACCAGATCAAAGGCTACTTCAACATGCCGATTGAAATTATTGGACTGATATACGGGGTCTCCATCATAGGAGAGGTTGAGCCACGCCATACCATCAAGGATGACCTTAACGGACTCTTCGGTTGAACGCTCGCGATCAGTGTCCTCAATACGCAACAGAAATTTTCCTCCCATACGCTTGGCGTACAGGTAATTAAACAACGCCACGCGGGCGGTGCCAATGTGCATATCTCCAGTTGGACTGGGTGCAATTCTGGTCACTACATCTTTCATAATTACAGTGTAGCTGGAAACCAGATTTGGTCAACTAAAAATCAATTAAGGAAGAGACCAATGACTCCAAATTATCCACCAAAGAAATTTACACGCAATGTGAATGATCTGATCCGTATGGTAGCCATATTTCTTTTCACACTTGAAGAAATCAATGGCAAAATGAGCAAGAAACTCTGCGATACCAAGAGAAGCCGAATGAGTAATAATTCCAACTATTCCACCGTGAATAACGGCATGCATAGTTAAACAATGGAGCCAAACACCGTTAGCTCCCATTGCATGATTTCTATTCTTGGATAGAGCCATGTACTCGCTCTGGAACGAATAGTCCCCAAGCGCATGACCAAATATTAGTAATAGCAAAACATACATTATGAGCCATGCCAACCATTAATGATTGCTTTGGCTTGTTCACGGGAGATGCGCTTGGTTTTATATGTGAATTGGACAAAACTTGTGTTTCGTGTTTTCCGAATGGTACAGGTAATCTTGTCCAACCCCACATTTTCTATATGCTCTCCCAATTCAGAATTGAGAGTGTCTTGCTCGGCATCTTCTATGGACCGCATCAGACGGGTTCCTTAAACAACCCACGAAAAGTCAAGCTGATCCTTGGGCGTTTTACTATAAATCCAGCTTTCGGAATACGATGGAAATGAGTGTCTTGCATTCCCGCATTCATCAGAAACAACGATCCCGGCTCCAAAAACTGCCGAACTTTACGCCCTGTTGCGCGATCCATACACTCGATCTCTCTCCCATCACCAACGGTGACGACAGCTATAGGGCGAGAGTGATCAATGTTAGGATCATCGTCCGCATGGAAGCCCAAAGCGTCCTTAGAATTTTCGTAGCCGTTAAGGAAGCAGCCTTCGTAACGAAAGCCTAACAGACTTTCGAGAGAATCACTGACAGCTTCAATGGCTGGGTGAGTAGGCTGCGAACCATAAGTGCGCTGACCCACGCCGCGTCCGTAGGTATACGAGCGATCAAAAATGTTGGTCCAATATTCCCGGCGAGGCGTAAATTCTCTACGCTCCCAGTTAAGTTCAGCCCACAGGGCATCAAATACCGCATCCGGGTTCGATATGAAACCGGGGGTATAACTTACCGGAAAATCCGCCAGCGATGATTTTTCAATCGTGTCCATTATTCAGCGTCCGTTGCTGACTTACCAGTATCGCGGTTTTTCTTCCATTTAGCAAGCTTCAAGTTGATCATTTCAACCATAGCCGCCGTAACTTGTTCGGAAGATAAACCAGCCTGATCAGGAGTCGAAGTCAAAGCAAGGTCTGCTGCGACAATCAAACAATCAACCGCTTCCTCGCGAACATCAGCGTAGGATAGTCCCTTACCGTTAGAAGAACTGGTAACATTCAAATACGCTTCTGAAAGTTCGCCAAGTTCTTCCATCAACTTGATTGTTCTGCGATTATAATTATCGAAGTTTCGAGTCGGATTGGCTTCGAAAATCGCGTCAATAACACCATCTGATTTCAGAGGTTTCACTTCAGAATCAAATTTAGCAGCTTTGGCGCCATCATGATAACCCACCGCAATAGCTATACCCATCGCAGCAATAGCAACGATGATTATATAAGGCAGAGCCGCGCAAAATGCTTCAAAAGTCGTAGAAGACATATTTCAATTCCTTCAAAAATCAGCTATACCCTATAACCACATCCTAATTTGGTCAACCAAAATGGCGTGGCGACGAAATATCTGGCGAATTATTTGGGCTGGCATCGGAAGATGTGTGAGTCTGGGTTCGTCGGCAAGGCGTTGCTGGATCGAGCGCTGGCGTAAATAGGAGCATGAGCAATGAAATAAGACGGTGGATCAGGTTATGCGAAGGGGAAGACCCCATGCCGACACTGTACCATGGCACGACTATCGCTAAGGCACGGAGCATTGTTACCGATGGCATAAAACCGCGTGGTAGCAAGAATACATTTGGTAAATCTATATCGTTCTCCGATAAGCCTATTGGTACACGCTTCTATGATAAGGGTGCAGTGTTGGTGTTCGAGTTTCTCCCTCACGCCAAGTTGATTACACTCGCGGAATTTCAAAAAAATGGGCGCGGCGATGCTGATGCCGTCGCCAGTTCACCCGATAACGACTTTGGTGATCGGGAGATTGCAGTCTTCAACCCGTCCAGCATCCGATGTGTCGGTTGGTATAATAAGCAGACCAAGGCGGTTGATCGCACTCAACCGAGCTATCCAAAGGGCTTTTACCATAGTTGGTATTCAGAATGAATTACTTAGAGTTAGAAACTAATTTTTCATATTCCTTGAATGATATCATCTTACTATGCGTCTCCCCTTGTAGACGCACAATAACTTTGGCTCCGGGCGGTGGAACTTCACCATAAGCCTGATAATGGCATGCAAAGCTTGTCACATAATTTGTGGTAGGTTCCATACAATGAGCGCGGCTAAATCCCGCTCGTTGAACCGCACTCCAAAAAATACGGTCGCCGATAATCCCATCCCGAGGGTCTTTGTATCCCCATACTGAAAATGCCGGGAAAGTCGGCTTAGTCATAAAATAACAATTTGTGTCGTTGAAGTTCCGACCATCCGACTCATTGCACACACCAAGCCGTGTGCCATCCGTACGATAAAGAGTGCGAGTTCCAGTTACGACCTGTGCACCAGTATTCTTAGCAATGGTATACAACTTATCTACGTGATCCGGATCAAACCAATTATCTGCATCTAGAAGCGTTATTGCTTCGGCCCCTTGATTAGATGCAACCAACGACCCAATAGCACGAGGCGTATCACCGTAGTCGCCGTGATGAGGAACTTTTATGTGGACAACTCGCTCCCACTTATCAATCTCAGGACACGGCTGACCATCTGATACCATCACATGAAAAGTATCAGAATGAGTTTGAGCTAATACGCTGTCATGACACCGCTTTAAAACTTCTAAAGACTCCTTAAAATAAGGAGTAACAACTGAAACCTTCATTAAATCACCGAATAATATATGTTATTTTAATATCGTTAAATCTCTTTTCAAAGCTAAATCTTTTATACTATCTAATTTTGAAATTGTTGTATCAACAAAATATGGATGGCCTGTTTCCATTCGGAGCCGCGTCGTTCGGCGGCGGATATCCAAACTTTCCTCTTCCCAAGTTCCATTATATTCTTTGTCCCACCTTTGCTTCTCTTTGATCATTTCCATAATTTTATCAATTTCGGAAGGCTTCAAAGGAGGAAGAGGACGGGGCGGAGGACTTCTTTTCTTGGGATTTATGAAAGGATTTACCTCATCAGCTACGGGAGCATCTTGACCATTAAAAGTCATGACGAATAATGTCGTGTCAGCGTCGCGTTCTATATAAACTTTTAGGTTCTGTGGGCTACACTCGACGTAGTAAAATGAATTACAATTTTCAAAAAGCCAATCAGTGATCTGTTTCACTAACTTTTTATGATCTGGAAGCGCATGAATACCAACGACACAACGATTCCTCATCATGGATTCATGAAGAGAAGAACCCATGATAGACTTCCAGTCCGATTCTGAAAGCGCTTTTGGAGAAGAAATTTTTATAGTTGGTGTTGCGTCAGACATCGTTGGCTCGGACAATCTCCATTTGAAGATTCAGTTTACCAGAGCTTAACAACGATTGCAATTTGAAAACGGAACAGGGCCGACCCTTGCGGATCGACCCTGCCGTATATTTCTATTTGTGCCCATCTTTCCCTCAGGGCGGGAGAATGCTGCTTCCGGTGACACGGCCCCAAACATTCTTTAATAGCACTGCCGTAAAAGTTAGCTACTCTTTTGTCACAACGCCGTAGTCAAGAATTCATTTTATCAGTCGGCCGACCAATAAAACTAGCTCTCGTGCCTCTCATTCGCTACTGCCAACACGCCTGTGCGTGTGCTCAGACCATCTAGTCGTTGTACTTGGGCTCGGCTAAACCCTGCTAGATGATCACCGATAATGTGATAATACCCGTAAAACGGTTTTCGTCAACTAAAAAATTATTTGACGTTCGGAATACAAATCCACTTCGGATCAATAGGCGTGGTTTTAGTGACAACCTGTGGCTCACTATACGTCACGTCGTTCTGACCAGTTGTCGGATTTAACTGCATGGTAAGGGTTGCATCTTCCGACGCAGGCTTAAATGTCGTGTCCGGATCAGCCTGTGGTAACACTTCAAAATAGCTACTGAGATTGAAGGCGCGCACAATCTTACTCGGATTTGTCATCTGAGTCGCACCCGGAATTGGGTATCCATAAGTGTGAGCATCGCCCGCAAGAGGCACATAGCAATTGTGATAAGGAGAAAAGTGGTAGCTATAGGTCGGGAGCTGCTTGTCTTCAGCTTCATACGCCGCCTTCAAAGTGCGGCGAGCAGCAAAATGAGTAATGGTCGGAAGCGGAACTTGGCGAACAGCTTCGCTTGTAATGTCTTCCTGAGAATTCTGATCTTTCTGATCAGCCGTAGGAACATCTGGTCCACAGGAGACAAGCAGAAGGGGAATGATTGCAGCGGCAATCAAAGCAGTCTTGGTTTGCATTTTAATTCTCACGAAGTTAGTTAGAGTTCGCCGCGTCCTTGACATCGGCTGGGACAGGAAAATCCGGCGGCAAGTGATTGATCTTGTCACGCAAAGCTGCCGCTTCTGTCGATTTAGATTCAGCGTCCTTTTCGCGCCGAATTTGATCTGCGGCATTACGCAGGTCAGCCAAATTACCATTGATGTAAGATGGCGTTTGCTGATAAACCTGCCGCTCAACCGCCTTATACTTTGGCGCCCAGAACGCATACTGTGCAAGATCAAAACCTGTGCTGACAAAGATGATCAGCATCAGCACAAGAAAGCCAAGAACCGAAAGTAAAACGGTGTTCCTAACCGAATGGTCTTCATACGACATATGTCTAATCCTTAACGATGAACCATATTCATATACCTTTTAAAAAATCTCGTCAACCGAAATTCGCTAAATACCAAATGCGCTATTGGGAAATTATCCGCGAAGAAGGCAAAATCGTTCAAGGAGTCAATACGACTCCTGATGTGGCTCCCGGAGAGATAATGAGGCAAGGAGCCAAACTCGGCTTCAAACTTGACAAGGACGGATTGCCGCCAATCTGGACCGGATTGTCTTCAAGCACCGGCGCGAAAGATACACCAAATAAGGGTGATCCATTCTACGGAAAAGACGGAACACCGCCGAATAAAAAGGCACCAACTATAAAATAAGAGATTCCCAATTTGCTAAATAAGATATGGATCATATACCTTACACTTACTATATCATGCATATTCCTACTGGTAAAAAATACTACGGATGTAAAGTAGGAAACAGCAAAGGCAATATAGCAAATCCATCTACATTTTGGGTTACTTACTTTACTTCGTCAAAATTAGTTCATAAATTGATTTCAGAATATGGAGTAGATTCTTTTTATTTTGAAATACGAAAAATATTCAACAATTCAAGAGCTGCTTTAGAATGGGAAGCAAAAGTCTTAAGAAGGCTTAACGCTTCATCTAAAAATGAATGGCTTAACCAGCATAACGGTGGACATGGATTTCATTTAGTTGGTCCGCGAACCGATTCTCATATTGATAATTTAAAGAAAAATCACGTTAGCTGGAATAGAGGCAAATCACATTCTGATAAGACCAGAATTAAGATGTCATCAACGCATAAAAGTAGATCATCAATTGATAATATCAGAAATAATTACAAGCCTAATCATTTGTGGCAAATAATTTCACCAAATGGATCGGAAGAAACCGTGGCAAGTCTACAACTTTACGCTTTAAATAAGCAAGGTTGGACAAGAAGTGGTATGTATGGAGCTGCTAAAAATAATAGAATTTACAGAGGGCATGTAATAAAGAAAATACCGTGGAGTTATGGAGACTCGAACTCCAAACCTTGACCTTGCAAAGGTCCTGCTCTACCAATTGAGCTATAACCCCATAGAATACTATTTATGTTTGTGACGCAGGTAGGACTCGAACCTACATATCAACCCTTGCGGGGTTGTCCCTAGCCAATTCGGGACACCGCGTCATCTTTTTAAGATAGTTTACCAGAAAGAAATTGTCAAGTTATATAATTAGGCGGCCTTTGCCATAACTTTTTGCGGACGAAAATCTGGGTATTCGTCCCACACGCGTTCCAAAGCGTAGTCTGAATCATAGCCTGAAAAACCGTAGTATGGCTCTTCAACTTTAAACTCACTATCGAAGAACCAGCCGTTACGGGCGATCTCCTCCACTAACTCATCGTTACTGAGTATGCTCATGATTGCGTCCTGATTTAAACAAAGCCAGCATTCTTCGTCCCATACAACTTTGTTTTCGGGATTATTGAACACGACGAACATATTGTGCCCATCTATTTCAACGCCTTCTTTTACCGCATCTATTAAGGCCTGTTGGACTTCA